GTCCGACCAAGGGCAGGGCAGGGCAGGAGCAGGGCGCGGCGGGCCCGACTCGGGCGGATTGCAATGGGGGCCGGGGGTGCCGGGTCTTTCGGCGGCGCGGGCGGACGGACGGACAGTCAGCACCTCGGGGCCCGAAACCGTCACATTTGCCCCGAAATCGGCCAAATCAGGCCAAATCAGGCCAAATCGGCAAAAATCGTGGATGCAGTGGTCTCACCGCCGACATTTAGCCCTAGTGCACTCTCTACGCGAGAAATAGTGCAGGTGACTCCACTGGGTCCACCGATACCACACCTCCTCCGGGGACCCATTTCTCACTGATCGAAACGCCGAAATGAAGCCCTTGACGGATGTAGCAGAGTGCGGTATCGTGATTTCACGCCCCGCGACCGGGGCCCCACCCATCTCCTGAAAGGAGCCGCATGAACATCCCCGCACCGACGACCTCCGCAGGGTCGGCCCCCGCGATCTCCGACGGCCTGTACGTCGCTCGCTTCAACGACATCTACCACAAGGTCCACGCGGACTGGGCGACACCCAAGGACAAGTTCGGCCACGCTGATGACGGTGGTCGGTTCCATTTCAATTTCACCATCCTCGATGAGGACGGCGATCCGGTCGTGCCCGAGGACGCCGAGGAACCCGACCAGACGCTCGACCTCGAAGCCATGACGAGGAACATGTCCTCGCATGAGAAGTCGAACTCCTACGCCATCCTGAAGGGCATCCTCACCACGACAGAGTTCACGTCGTGGGTCGAGTCCACCCCCGAGAACCCCGCTGACCTCTCCGACGTCGCCAACCGGCACGTCAACGTGCAGGTGAGCCACAACACCAAGGGCTGGCCTCAGATCGAGGCCACGCTCGGCCCCGTGAAGACGAAGAAGGGCAAGTAGGCCATGCCTCCGATCAGCGTGTCCGACATCGACCACCGCTTCACCTACCACCGGCCGTCCGGGCTGGCGCAGGAGATGCACCAGCACGTCCGCGAGGAGTCCAAACTCTTCGCGGGCACCGTCCTCATCGGCCTTCCGGAGGGCAGGGAGAAGTCTCTCGCCTTCACGGCGTTCGAGGAAGCGACGTTCTGGGCGCACGCGGCCATCGCCCGTGATCCCTCCCTCCACGACGAGGAGGGGTAGCCGATGGCATCGACCCGTCAGATGAACGTCACCGAGGCGGCCAAGGTCGCGGGGTGCCACCCGGAGACGATCCGGCGGGCGATCCGTGCCAAGGAACTCCTCGCCACCCGCGAGCCGACCAAGCGCGGTCGCGGCTTCGTCATCACCGCACCCGACCTCGCGACCTTCCTAGAGAAGCGCCGGGTCGGCTGACCACAGCCCGATGGGGGTGGGGCACTTTCCACTGTGCCCCACCCCTCCGGTGGCCTTGGAGGTCCCATGTCTGATACCATCCTGCTCGATGCTGCGCTGGAGTACCTCGCGGCTGGGCTTCACATCCTCGCCTTGACCGAGAAGCGCCCGAACGCCCTCGTCCACGGCGACAGTTGGTCGTGGGAGGACTCGTTCTGGGGCACGCCGACGGGCACGGACCTCGCCAAACTGACGGCGTCGTTCACCGGGCGCGGCACCACGGGCATTGCAATCCTCATCCCGCAGGGCCTCTACGTCGCTGACGTGGACAGCGAGCGGGCGGCCAACCTCCTGCTGGAGTGCGGATTTGCCGCAGACACCGATACCATCGCCGCACAGACCAAGAACGGCATCCACGTATGGCTCTGGGACCCCGAGGCCGACCGCAACCGGTGGCTGGGGGATGGAGTCGAGCCCAACCCCGGGCGCACCCTCTTGTTCAAGGGCTTCGGCGGCTACGTCGTGGCTCCACCGTCGGCGCACTTCGACTCCAACGGGCAACAGGACGGCACCTACGCGTGGATCGGGCCGCTGGTGGAGGACGGCCACCTCGTGATGCCGGACATCCTGCCCGCCGAGGCGCGTCGGCGGTTCCATCGGCAGGACGTGTGGGACGACATTCGCGCCGAGGGACGTGAGCCGGTGAGCCACTTCACGATGGAGCCAGTGGAAGGGGTATCATGGTGGCTCTGGGAGAAGAAGTGGACCTACAACATCGAGGGCCTGAAGCAGGCCATCATCTGCGCCCCCGACGGGAACCAGAACAACGTGATCCACTGGGCGGCGTGCGTCTGCCGAGACGAGGGTGTTCCCCGTGCTCTGGCGATGCGGGAACTGCTGGAAGCGGCGAGGATTGGTAAGCACCCTATCAACCGGGCGCAGGACACGATCAGAGGAGCATACAAGCGTGTCCGAGGGTAGGGTTCGCACCGCTCCCGTCACCTCGCGCGACGACTACTACGCGGACCTGCTGAAGAGTCCGGCGAGCGAACTCGGCATCGGTGATGTCGTGCGCTTCGACCATTCCACCAAGATGTGGCACATCTGGAACGGGGTGCGGTGGGAGCCCGACAAGACCCAGCGGATCGTGGACATGATCCGTGACTGCCTCTACGAGTGGTTCGAGGATAACCGCCGGGCTGGGCATGAGGACGCGAACAAGACCCTGCACTCCCTGCTGGACTACAACCGGAAGCAGACGGTGCTGAAGACCCTCGCCGCCAAGGAAGGCATTGCAATGACGGGCGAGGAGTGGGACCTCCAGCATCACCTCATGGGCTTCAACAACGGGGTGATCGACCTGCGGGACGGGACCTTCCACGACCATCCCGATCCGACGTGGCTTATCACCAAGACCACCGGGACCGACTGGGACCCGAACGCCACCACGCCGGACTTCGAGCAGTTCCTACTCGACATCATGTCGTCCGACCTGTCGCTGGTGGACTACGTCATCAAGGTCCTCGGATACTCGGCCATCGGCGGTAACCCGGAGCAGAAGTTCTGGATGTGGGTCGGCCGTGGAAGCAACGGCAAGGGCATCCTCGCCCGGACGGTAACCAAGGCCCTCGGTGAGTACGCCGCGAACCCGCCCGACACGCTCTACATGAAGAGCCGGATGGGTGCCGCGACCTCCAACACGCCGCGTCCAGACCTGCTGAAACTCCAAGGGGCTCGCTTCACCTACATGTCGGAGCCGCAGGCGGGGGGCACGGCCGGGGCAACCGGCCTCCAGTTCAACGAGGCGCTGCTGAAGGCGCACACTGGCAACGACCCCATCGAGGCGCGGACCCTGCACTCGTCCCAGTACAAGACCTTCTTCCCGACGCACACGATCCACTTCCTGACCAACGACACGCCCAAGACGGACGACGTCGGCCCATCGATGCAGCGCCGGGTGCGGATCATCAAGTTCGGTGAGGACTACTCGCCGCAGAGCGGCCGAGCCGACTTCGGGCTGGAGGGCAGGCTCCAGACCCCCGAGAACCTTCAGGGGGTAGCCCGTCTTCTGATCGAGGCTGCCGGTTGGTACTTCCGCAACGGTGTCCTTCCTGAGCCCAAGCCGATCCTTGACTGGTCGCAGGCGTATATCTCTGAGAACGACCCCATCTCTGACTTCATCACGGCCAAGTGCGTCGAGTCCCCGGGTGCCGAGGTGCGCGGCGGAGAGTTCTACAAGGCGTACAAGCAGTGGGCCGAGGAGTCGGCGGCCACGGAACTCAACAACAACCAGTTCGGGCACTCGATGAGCAACCGGTTCATCCGCAAGAGCCGCGCAGCGGGCACGTTCTACTTCGGCGTGCGCTTGAAGAATGTGTCGGATTGGGCAGAAGAGTCGTCGGATGACGCAGAACGACCTCACGTTTCCACTCCGGAGGTCAATTGCAATGGTGAAGAGTAGCAAGGACGAGGTGAAAGTCGCGTTCAGGGCCGCTGGCGCGGCCCATTGCCCGCACTGCGGGGTCAAGCACCGGATGATCACGCCCGATGAGTGCGTTGACAGGCGCATGAGCGAGAAGACGCTCCAGAACCGGGTCGTGGCGCGGGCCAAGAGGCGCGGATGGGACGTGAAGCACGTCGGGAAGGGCCTCACGGGCGTCGATGGCGTCTGGGTGAGCACCGCCAAGGGCTTCCCCGACCTCTTCATGCTCCATGAGGGCATGATGAGGGTCCTCGCCATCGAGTTGAAGCGCGAGGCGGGGGAGTTCGAGCCCGGACAGTTGGAGTACCTCCAGTTGCTCAACCTCTGTGGCATCCCCGCCGTCGTTGTACGCCCCTCCGATTTGCGCGAGGGCCGCGTCGATGCCATTCTGGGGGTGCAATGAGGATCGACGCAAAGTGCCCCGTCTGCAAGAACCAAGAGCGCAGGCGGGTCATCGAACTCGCATGGAACGGAGGCGTTTCTGTCGCCGGTTTGGTGCGCGTCTTCGAGGCAGAGCGGATCAGCGCGCTCTCCTTCAATCGGCACTTCGACCCTGACACGGGGCATTTCGAGGGGGACGCAGCCGCCCGAAAGGTCGATCCCCCTGAAGACAAGCCAATGCGCGAGCGCGTGTACGACATCCAGCGCCTTCAGGTCGAGGAACTGGAGCGTCGCATCTACATCGCGCAGCAGCGCGCCATTTCAATGAATGCCGCTCACGCCGGGGACGACGACTGGACGCCCGTGGACTGGTCTGACTTCTACGACATCCTCGACAAGAACTCCCAGCAGGCGATCAACACGATCCTGAAGACGCAGGGCCTCATCGACATCCGCGAGAAGACGCAGGGCGAATTGAAATTGGGCCTCTTCGACGCCATGTCCCGCGCAGGGCTGGCCCCGAAGGCTCTGGTGGGCGAGGTCCTGCCCCGACTGACCGAGGGTGAAGTAGATGGCGACGACTAACTTCCTCACTGAGTTCGAGCGGTGCCGCTGGGACCCCGTGCGCTTCGCGAGCGTGTTCCTCGGGATCAAGTTGCACGCGGGCCAGAAGCGGATGGTCAACGCCTACATCAAGCGGACGGAGAGCCGCTGGCGGGCCTACTACTACTGGATCATGGTGGCCGCCGGGAACCGCGCGGGCAAGACGCTCGCCCTGTCGGTGATCATCATGCACTCGGCGGTCTACCGCACCGGTATCAAGCCCCCGAAGAACAGCAGCCCCGAGGAACTGAAGCGGTACGGACAACTGCCGTACCACTGGTGGCACTTCGCGGTCGAGCAGGCCCCGGCAGAGCAGGTCTTCACCGAGATTGTGTCGCTGCTGGGCGGCCAGCACCCGGCGCAGGAGAGCGGGTGCCCGTGGGCCGACGCCGCAGGCGGTGCCGAGAAGATTGCAATGGCATCCGAGACGGCTGGCATCCCGTGGACGACCGGCGGTCGCAAGGAGCGTGGAGAGTACGCGTGGGTCACCTTCGCACCCGAACTGGGTGGCGGTCAGGTCCACTTCCGCAGCACCAAGGCCAAGGCCCTGTCGGCCATCGGCATGAACATGCACGGCCTCTCGTTCGATGAGGCGGGCCTTCAGGAGTCCCCGACCCTGCGCTACTTGCTGGAGGAGGTCATGCACGCTCGCCGCCTCTCCACGGGCGGGCAGTTCATCCTCATCTCGACGCCGTCGGCCGACACGTCCACGGAGTACGAGGACTTGTGGTTTACGGGCGACCCGGACGACCCCTTCCGCGACCCGCGCCGCTTCTCGATGCGGATGTCCACCCGCGAGAACATCGGCTACGGCATCGACAACGAGTCCTTCAACGCCCTGATCGCCCACCAGCCGCAGGCGTGGATCGACCAGAACATCGACGGCAAGTTCATTCAGGCGTCCGGCGTCTGGTTCAACGCGAACAGCGTGCGTGGCGCGTTTCGAGACGACGTCCCCGAGCAGGAGGAGCCCAAGGGCCCCGGCCATTCCTACGCCCACGCGCTGGACCCCGGCCTGAAGGACAAGTGCTGGAGCTTGGTCTGCGAACTGGACCGCAACGGCGTCCTGACCGGAGTGTCACTCGACAGGCAGGAGGGAAAGCAGACGACGAGGGGCATTGTGGCCCTTGGTGCCCGTGATCACGCTCGCTACGCTAGTGGCGGTGCGGACGTCGAGACAGGCGTTGACGGGACGGCCCTTGG